AGCAATTCCCTACGTAGTCGATTATCACAGCTCTCTTGCCCTCCCTAGGAGTAAGGCATCTGTTCGATTGCTGGATATAGAGAGTAAGCGACTGTGTAGGTCTCAAGAGCAGACAGCAGTCGGCTTCAGGCAAGGTTATCCCCTCGGATATGAGATTGCAGTTGCATAGAATTCGGTATTTTCCTGATGAGAAATCTCTCAGGGCTTTCTCCCTATCGGAAACGCTTGAATTAGCATCTATCTCGACCGCTGGTATATTATTGGCGTTGAACAGGTCTCGCATTTCTAGAGCGTGTTTAACATTGACACAGTAGGCTATCGCTTTCCTATCACCAGCATACTTGAGATAATTGGAAACAATATCCCCGTATATCTTCCTGTCGGTCATAACCTCTCCCAGTTCCGAATTGTTGAAGTCGCCTCCTGACTGGGATACGCCTGACAAGTCGATATTGAGCTTCGGAGCATAGAGGTCATAAGGAGCGACAAATCCACTCCTTATCAGCTCATCGGCTGATACCCCTATGATAAGCTGTTGGAATAAATTAAGCGGTTTCCCGTCAAGCCTCGATGGAGTGGCGGTAAATCCGACTATCTTGGCATTGGAATAGTAGGAGCATACCTTCTGATACGATTCACAGCCGGAAAGATGTGCTTCGTCGATAATTATCAGGTCGACTTTTCCGTGTTCGCCTAGATGATTGACTTCGGTGAATACCGATTCTATCCTAGCTCCCTCGGTGATGAGTTTGCGATGCTGGTCTAGGAGGATATTCCTGTGGGCTAGGATAAGAACCGAGGAGTGCTTAATCATAGCGTGGCGGACGATTTCAAGCATGATATAGGACTTGCCTGAACGGCACGGAGCCACAATGCAGACTCCACGGCAGGATAGCAGAGCCTGTCGGGAGCGGTTATACAAATCGGATTGATAGGAACGGAGCATTACTTGTCTCCGTCAGGAACCCAAGCTTTTGAGAAATCCTTATCCTTAAATAGCTCCTGAAGTCCGCTTAGCTGTTTCAGTCTTAAAAGCTCTTCGGCGTCCATACCGATGTTCTTCATAATCCACTGGTCGGACATTCCGCTTTTCTTCAAATCGGCTACTATTCCTGTCATCAGCTCTATTGAATGAGTGCCTCTTGCCCTATTGTGCCTGATTGTCGAAGCCATTAGGTTTGATTCGTCCTTGTCTATCGTAACTACTGGAAGACAACCGCCTTCCCTGTCATAGATATCCTTATGGTTCTTCATAGTAAGGTACCTATGATATCCGTCCACTATCTCGTATGTATCGGTTTCCTTCATATAGTAACAGACGATAGGCATTGTATAGCCGTCCTCTAGAATCGACTTGTACAACAACTTCATTTCAGGCGGTGCAACGTGATTCGGATTCCAGGAATTTGACTTAATCTTATCGATAGGAATTCTTCTTACATTGTAGACAGGGCTTTCAAATGTTTTCATATTTCTTAATTGTCTCCTTTCTTCTTTCGTTTTCTTCCTTGGTAGTAGAAAATCCCATATATTTGCAATAATAGTCATTCTTCATAATGCACACACACATGCGCTTGTAGCTAGGCACTGATTTGAAGTCGCTTATTTCCATATCATCAGGGTAAGTTTCGAACCGCACTGTTTTTTTAGATGAATAATTATTGGGATTTCCAACGATAGCCTCTTTTGGTAGCTCCTCTATCGTCTCGTTTCCCAATGCTCCGCCTTTGTCTCTCCAGAACTTTATTGATGTATTTAGCTTTGCTTCATAATGTATTCGTGTCTTCTCATCTAGGGTAGACAGAAGGAAATAGCAATAATCCTTCCAGCTCATGTTAGACGGCTTTGTTATGGATTTCCAGCCCATAGCTGTTGTGCCTCCGTATATTCCTGTGAAGTTGACTCCATTTACACGGCCGACCATTTTGCTCCAAGTATTGCAGTCTATTACACGATATAGCTTCAAAGTATTGGAAGCACAATCGTTGAATGGTGAAGCTACCCTCATCTGCTCTACATTTAGACCTGCTTGATAATACAAGTCATATAGACGATTATATGGTTTTCCGAATTTCCCAAAATATATGAAATCATCTTCTGCTGTCCAGTCGTATATAGGATATGCTTTATTTCCGTTTATCCAAGAAATTCCCCTGTATTTCATAGCTTTCCCAGTTCCTACGGCTCGGAATCGGTTAAGGCTTTCATCTGCTCTGATTCCTATGACAAAAGCTGTCTTTCCATATTTATTTTTGAACCAGCTGCAGAAATTGTCCTGAACTATATAATCGGATTGATCATACTTGAATCCAGCATTCGATTCGTTGATAACATATTTGTTTTGTGGCATTTTTCTTACCCAAATGCTTTCGCTTTTCTTTTCCCAAGGAATCCAGTATCCTTTATCGATTGAGCAACAGCATTGTGCGTGTACTGGCAAACATAGCCAATATTTGTTTATTCCTTCGAATCTATTAAGAAAGCAATCAGAAACGAAGTCAGTTGTCATCTGATATTGGGCTTCGTAATCTATATGGTAGAACGACAGATGATTCAGAATATTGTGTCTTTTTGCATAGTCAAAGCACATTTCAAGACATACTGTGCTATCCTTTCCACCGCTGAATGCAACCATCACATTTGGGAATTCATTGAATAGGTATTCGATTCTTTCCTGAGAAGCCTGATATACATTTTTCCCTATATATTTTTTAGCCATTCCATATCTCCTTTATCTAATTTCATCTTTACCAGTTCGTCAAGGTTCTTCTTTTTAGATAAATTATCAAGTATCATCCTGTTTATTCCGCATTCTGTCAGAAAATAGGTATATTTTATATCGCTGTCCTGACCGATTCGCTTAATCCTAGCCTTTGCCTGTTCCATTCTTCCGTAATCGAATGTAAGCGATGAGAATATAATCTCACTGCATTTCTGCATATTAAGCGAGAATGAACCGCATCCGTATGACATTATCAAAGGCTTATCTCCATTAAGGAATTTATTGATAATATCATCTCTGTCTTTGGTATCTCCATCAATCTTATAGCATTCTCCTTTAAGGCACTTATATATCATATCTATCTCATCTTTATAACACGCAAATATGATTGCTCTCTTCCCTTCGGAATATCCTGCTACCGAAGTTATCTTATTGATATCAATTGCGGATATATGATTAAGGACTTGCAACATTCTGATTATCGAATCAGAGGAACAGCTGTCTTTGTATTCGGAAAGATATTTTTTCTTGGCTTCCTGATATTCATCGTAGCAGTCCGAAATCCCTATCCATCTTATCGTTTCTTTCTCTTTTTTTGCAAATTCCAAATCGCATTGGAAAACATAAGGATTTATCATCTTGGAAAGCATTGACGAATTCACATCAGAGAACTGATAGAATGAATGCTCCTTTTCGCCTCTTTTCTTGTAGGTTATTTTTTTGAAAAAGCTGTTTAGGAATTCCTCTCTACCCATTCCGATAATCTTAGGACTTAGGAAGTACATCTGGTTGTACAAGTCCCACTCGTTCTTGGTTAAAGGCGTTCCGTTAAGGATAAGCGCATAATCGCATTTTTCCCTAAGACAGCACAATCTCCTAAATCTGATTGTTGAATCATTCTTGATGAATATGGACTCGTCAGCGATTATCATCTCGTTTCCGTAATTCATTGAATCCATATATTGACATAATGATAGGAATTTCCTATCAGACATCGATAGCGTCTCATAACCGATAATCTCATATTCTCCGCTATAATCCCACTTACTGAATTCAGCTCTTATGTTCTCAATGCAAGAAAATGGGCATACATATACTAGAAGATTGATTTTGTTGTATTCAGCAAGTTGCAGAGCTACTCTTGTTTTGCCCGTCCCCATCTTCATAAACAGCGCCCCTACTTTAATTCTTTCGAACTTTTCCATCGCTTCTTTCTGCTGTGCTGTCATTTCTAAGTTCATCAGGTATCTTTACCTCCTTATCCAACTTCTTTGGCTCTTCCACTCTCAGATAGCATTCATCATTGATATTCGTAAAATAGTCTTCCAAATACCTAGCATTTACTTTTTTTGAACTTGATTTATCAAAAATAGTAATTTTCATATCATCAAATAACTGCAATACGAAATGCCTTCCTATATAAGAAGAAAGTGATTTTGGAAACCAAAATTTTTTATTAGAATTAGGCATTTTAATCAGATAGGCTTTATCTGTCTCATATTCAATTTGATTGTCATTTACTCTAATTCTCATTTCCTTATCACCTCTATCCCTTCATATATCGTTCTTCCGTACTGGATTGATTTCCTGTATTTCTTAGTAAGGTTTCTTCCGAAAAGCGTCTGAGAATATCTGAAGTATTCGTTTCTTTTGTCATACCATATTTTAAAATCCGCCCAAAGATTATTAGCCTCATCGTGGAATCCATTCCCGATTTCGCAATCCTCGTCAATCCACTGCTGGATTACATCGTTGTCCTTGAAGTAGCCTTGGCTCCAGTCAGTTACCTTCTTCGGCTCCACCAATCCGACTTTGAGATATTCCTTGTAATAGTCGACCAGCAGTGAGAATATCGCATCCTTCTCGGCTATCAGCTTCTCGAACAAGTGCCTATCCTGTTCCTCATCAGCAATCGTATGCTGGAATCGGATAATCTTGATTCTTCTTCTGATTCCATGGTCATTTCCGACTATTCTCGGCTCATAATTGGACATCATCAGTATCTTGAATTCAGGGGTATATTCGAATTCATTGCAGTATAGGAATCTAGCCACTATCGAATCGCCTCCTGTCATATTCTTGACTCCAGCCTCGTCCAATTTGTCTTCGGTCTTGGTTTCGGAAATCGATACCATTCTCTTCCCTTTCAGTCTAGCAACTTCGGATATGTTCTGCGACTGATATTTCTTGTCGATGATTAAATCGGTCGATGCAGTGGCAGAATAATCTCCTAGCACATAGGATATGACTTTTACAAGTAAAGACTTTCCGTCCGAGCCATCTCCGACCAGATACCATATTTTCTGCTCGGTGGTATCGCCTGTAAGGCAGATTGCAAACACAGTGAGGATATATCTGACAACTTCCTTATCACCGCTGAATGTCTCATCGAGGAACTTCAGAAACTTTTCAGGTCTCTTCTTGGTTATTTCGCAGTTGCAGAATTTGCTCTGCATCAGGCTCGGAAGATGGTCTTGAAGATTTCCTGTTCTTAAATCAAGAACGCCTGAACGGCAGTTAATCCAGTATATTTCCTTATCGAAATCGGTATTCTGACAGGGTATTCCGGGAATGTGTTGAGCTTCCTTAATCATCATCTCCTTTCCGTTGCTGGATAATAGTCTCTCGATGTTCTTCCTGTAATCCTTATCGACCAGTATCATGTCGGAGTTGTTTTTAAGGTTTTCAATGTATTCATCGGCAAGAACCTTTATCTTGTCGAGGACATCGAATTCCCAGTAAAGACCGTTCCATATCATCCACATCTTGTTGTCTCGGTTGTATCTGATTGACTTTCCGTAAATCAAAATGAACTTTTCGGCATTCCCAGTATCGGTATAGGTAAATGAATTGTCGGCAACGGCAACCTTATCGACTCTCACAGATGGGTCATAAACCGCATTGACGCCCTCACAAGCCTTGTCTAAAGTCATTCGGCTATAATCATCCCTATCGTTCCACTTCGCCACGTGTCCGCCGTCTTTGCTATGGAAATAAGGCGATGAGGTGAATAGGTCGTTCATCTTGGAAGTATCTTTCTGACAATAGAAAGCCAGTTTGGAGCAAAGAGCCAAATCGGTCTCGCTTTCGTTTCCACCTGAACCTGATGCCTTCGAGAACCATAAGTCATGGAATTTTCGGTCATTGCTCAAAGCCCGTTCAAGATTGAAATCAGCTTTTCTTGCAGGAGCTTCCGCCTGTTTGCTTTCATATAGGGGAGTGGTTTTGAACATATATTCGTTCATAATCGGCATTGGGTCGGCAGTCACTATTCCAAATCCAGCGGTTCCGTCATAGATATCTCCAGTAATGGTGACGAATTTTGCGGTGCTTCCTTCGATGTATATTTCAAGCCCTAATTTTCGATTGTTGATATAGTATTGGTTTTTGTCAATCGATTTGACATCGGTCTTGAAGATGATTCGTATGCCTGTCCTACTCGGTGATAACTCTGTATAACTTTGGAAATAATCGATTATCTTCTGAGCGAAATCGTTGGCTTTTCCGTTCTTGACGCAGTGGTCAATATCCACAGCGGAATATCCATTGAAGATACCTAATCCGAGTCCGTTGACGAACCTACCATTGACTATCACTGGCTTTGCAATATCAGAGTTAACCGCAGTTTTGAAGTCCACAAAAGTAGACCTGTCATTTGACCTCGCAAATCCTCCGTTTACCGAAAGAGGGACTTTGGTCTGATTGTTTTTATCCGCCAGTAGCTTCTCAATATCGAAATCGTCTCCGATTTTCCATTGGCGAGGAACTAACTTCCAGCCACAGAATAATCCGTTTTGCTTTAAGTCAGCTGGAATATTTTCAAACATTTTAGTCTCCTTTAATTTCTAGAACGGCAAGTCGTCACTGGATACATCAATCGCACCGTCATCTTTTCCTTTTACTTCCTTTGGCTCACCGACAGGAACGAATTCCCCTGACTTTGAATCAGTCGTTGGCATATCTTTATTTGACTCAGATTCATTAGCCTTGACAGGTTTTTCTAGCGGTGAATAATCGGTAATGCGGTTGTAGGTCTTTCCTGTCTTGTCATAGAACTGGCTTGTCATTGTGATTTTGGCTTTCTTTCCCTTGAGGCTCTTAATCAAGTCATCGGTGGAATTGGCATCAGGGCATCCACAGGCGAAAAGGATATTGGAAACCTTCCAGTGAGAGTAATCGGTGGGGAACTGCTTATCCTTGTTGATGTGGTCGAAGAAGACACGATTGTTGGAAACAAGTCTCCAAACAATTTCAAGCTGGACGCTTGTTCCGTCAAAACTCGGTCTTTCTTTCACATCAGAAGCGACTGCTTCATATACTCCATCAGGGATAAGCTCAAACTCATCCTTGGTTTTTTCAGATTTATACATTACTTCTTAGCCTCCTTTTCCTTGGCTAACTTCTTACTGCACTCGAGACAAAGCTCCTTGCCCAGTTTCTTCTTCGTATAAGATGCGAATGCCTCGCTGTCCATATCTCCGAAAGGCTGGATTTCCTTACCGCAGGATTCGCAGTAATGCTTTACGGCTGGAGCCTGTTCGACTGGAGCGGTCGGTCTGATTCTCAAGGCATCAACGATTTCGCCGAATGCGGATACCTTGGCAGTGAAGATTGAAATCTTGTGTCCAGTCCACTGCTCGATATATGGAGTCCCAGTGGCTTTTTCGATATTGTTTCCGTTTGTGGAATTGATAATCATCGGCTTGTATTCAGGCTCTGTGAAATCCACGATAAGACACTTTTCCTTTTTTCCTGATGGGTTCTGGACTTCCTCCTGTCTTGCACCCTTAATCGTGAGAACCAAATCCTTTCCGTCCTCAACGTCCCAAGAACCAAGATAGTTCTTGTTCATCAGCTTTTTCCAGTTAGTCATTATCTTTATTGACCTCCTTGCTGTCCGTATCGGCTACCTTACCAGTATCGGCTACCTTGTCTCCGTCAGCGAATAACTTACCGCTGTTCTCCGCCAACCATTCATCTCGCTTCTTTAGGAAGTATGACTGAATGGTCTCATACGAATACTTCTCAATCATCGGGGACAGATTTGCGGTATCGTAATTGCTGACGTCAATTAGGCTCTTGTCGATATTGTGGACGATATTGTTATACTGGAATTCGTTCTTGGATTTCCAATCGTCCATATCAATCTTGAATTTAAGCTCGAATACTTCTCTTCTCAAAAGTTTGTTCTCTTCCTTTAGATTCATTTTAATTTAAATCTCCTTTATGTCCTTATCGTCCATCTTATGGCTCTGCCTGAACCAGTCGCAGTGTCCGCACTCAACAGGCTCGATTGTCCCTTCCTTGATTGACTGGTATCGTGGTGCATTTTGCTTTACCTCAGCCATAGCCGAATCAAGTGTGGTTTGATTGAATCGGAATATATATTTTCCAGGGATATCCTCTTTGGTCGCTACCACAAGATAGAACGGCAGTCGGATTCCAGTATTCTGAAGATGAAGATATTGATAAATCGAAGCCTGAATATCGTATCCGTATGCTTTCCAGAATGGCACCTTTCCGACTCCCTCAACCCAGATATCGTCAACGTTCCTCATCAGCTTCATATCGACGATTCTATCATCGGTCAGGAAATCGAACTTGCCTTTGAACGGAACTCCAGCGATAATTCCAGTCTCTATCACCTGAGCCTTTCCCTGATAGAACGAATGGAAGTAATCATCTCCCTCAATTGACTTGATGATTTCATCGCATTGCACGAAATCAGATTTAAGCCCGTTTCTTCCATAGATTTCAGGATGCCTGTCCGCAAATTTCTTCGCTTCTCCGCTGAAATAGGCATCAACGTATCCGCCCATTAGGTAGGCTTTGTTCTCAGGCTCTTTGTAATCGCCTCTGATTTTAGCCATCGCCTTCGCCTCGCATTCCTTGAAATCCTTATATTCCGAATACGACATATAGGCTTTGCTGTCGAAATAATTGCTTTCTTTAAGCTCTTCCTCTTCCTGTGGCATTTTTAAGCCTCCTTTTTCGACATATCGATTAACTGCAAATTGTTGACACCGAGATAGTTTGCGACAAAGCTGAGCTTTCCGATTTGAAGACTCTCAGGGTCTCTAATCAAGCTCTGATAGGTGGGATAGGACATCTTGAGTTCCTTAGCCACGAAATCAGACTTGTTCATTCCCAAGAGCATTCTCTTGTCTTCCAATGCTTTTTCGAGTTTATTCATTCATTCACCTCCTTTCTAGAGGCTCTCAATAGATGAGGAGAGATAGAAGTAATTGAGCTTTCCTCTGACCTGATACAGATACTTATCGTCCCTTTCCTGCTGTTCGCCTAAAGCAATCAGTCCGTCAGCGGTATCGTCCTTCCCGAAGCAGAAGCCATCGAAGTCGTGGCGGAAGGTGTAGACCTTGGCATTCCTGTCAATCTTCACAAGATAGCCCTCAGCGACCTCGTCCATCGTATCGTGGATATAGCATTCAGCCTTTGCGAAACTGCCGTTGGCTAGGAAAACGACCTTGCTGTTTCCAACGACAAGGACTGCCTTGCCCTTATAGAGCCTGACGTTTGAGGTAAACACGACCTTCTCACCATCGCTTATCTTGAAGTCTCTGCAATTCTTGTTAATCATTGGCTTTCGCCCTCCCTGTTTTCTTACAATAATATATTAATACTTTTAAATTAATTTTGCAAGTATTTTTTAATTTATTTTTAATCGCTCAGCATTCTCCTTCTTATTTCGGCATAGATGTCGTCAACCTCGCTTTCCAAAGTGATTTCCTTGGCTATTGTCTCCTCAGTCTTATTCTTCAGCTTCAACAGCCATACAATCTGTCTTAGAAGTGATGACTGATAGTCCAACAGCTCGAAGAACTTCATTTCCTTGATATCCATGTTTAATGCTCCCATTCTGGCGAATCTTGAATTTCGCCGTCTATCTTGATATTCTTTCTTTTAGACCACTGCCGAGATTTCCTGTCGAAGAAATACAGAATATCAATCAAATCGTATCGGTCTCCCACTGCCATTTCATATGCGAACTTCTTGGCTTCCTTATAAGTATCAAACTCCATATAGGCATCGCTGTCTCCTTGCCTGGAATCCACACAATAGTAAGGCTTGGCTGGTCGGTAATAGCTAAGCCCATCCTCGCCAATCGTTGCCTTCATCCCTTTCTCCCCTTTGCTGAATCTTTCCATAAACTCACGTTCGGTAATTTCAATCATTTGCGACTATCTCCTTTCTAGTCCAGTATCCGTAAACGGACTTGAATCTGCAATCCCATATATCAACTATTGTTCCCCAATATTCGCAAGTAAGATGATGGGCTATCTGAACTATTGCTGTGTATTCTTTTCCGATTAATCTATCCATCTCACCTGCCTTGTAAGTAGTGCCATCAGATTTAAACGGCTTCTTGTGCCTTTCCTGATTTCACCGTTATCGAACTCAACCTGATATTCCCCAACGATGTCATCAATCTCGTATGCGATTGCTTTTTCAATTTCATTCATATCTTTTACCTGCCTTTCTAGGTGTCATTGGGTGGTTGCCCTGCTACCTAACTGCTAATATTTTAAAACTTTTAAAATGGTTTTGCAATAGTTTTTTAAAATTGCTTTAAAATCGACTATTATTTTTGTTTTTTATATTTTACGTTTTCATATAATTCGTATAATATCACAATAAAATAAAGACAAAAATTGTTACATATAGGGTAGTTGCGTTAGTATTTCGCATTTTTGGGAAACTTTTATATATATTTTTTCCTTATGCGAACTTATAGAAAAAGGGCTAAAACTACCTATACTACCTAAACAACATATTTTATAATAAAATTAATTTTTACATATCGCTAATAAACGGGCATACAGGGCTTTCTTCCTGTGGAACATATATTTTAACCTAGCCGATTATATCGCTTTAATTTAGCCACTTTCCGTTGCGTGTAGGGCATTTAAATCTATTTGCTCTTATTGAATAATAAAAACCCTAGGAAACGAATCCTAGGGCTTCATATATATGCTTCTACTTCCCAATTAGCTTATCGAATGCGGACTTGGCATCGGCAACGTCAGTATCGCTCAGCTCTTTATCGGTGTCTTTGGAAATATCAGTGACGACCGATTTGGCTTCATCCCCTGTGATTTTTCCGTCACTGGCGGTGTCCTTAACCTTAGTGGCGATTGCGGTCGCATCCTTTACCGAGATTAGACCCTCGGCTAAGGCATACACTAAGTTCGAGACAGCACCCTCGACGAAAGAAATAGTTGGAGTGAAGGTCATATACTGAGGCAGTACGACCGAGCCGAGATAGTCAAGGAGGAACGACAATCCGAATGTAAGAATGATGATTGACTTGTTCGCCAACTTCCTGAGCTTCTCGTTTGTGATTTTCGCAGTCAGTTTCTTGATAGGTATCTTCAGGACTTCGACCAGTCCTGTGACTACGCCTACCATGATGACTGCAATCCATCCGTATTCGGAAACGAACCATTGAGAGAATTCAGCAGCTGACATCAGTTTCTTCCCTCGGTGCCGGTCGAGGCATCGATTTTGTCAATCTGTGCTTTGATTGTGGAAATCTCCGTATCGTATTCGGCTCCTACCGTTGCGGTGATGGTTGCAATCTGCTCGTTTTCGAATGTTGATTTGGAGCTTGAGCATTCGGTGGTAATCTCGCTGATTTTTTTGGAGGTTTCGGCATTGATTTTTGAAATAGCCTCATTCTTTGCCTTTTCCAATTCCACAAACTTGGGATTGACCACTTCGGTCTTGTTCTTGGCGATTGCCTGATTGATAGCTACGTTCTTCTCGGACTGAATCTTCTTGACGGCATCTTCTAGAATCGTTTTAATCATGATTTGAACGTCCTTTCCTGTCCGACCGCTTCTTATTCGGTGGGCTGAGGCTCGGCTTCTTCATCTACGAAAGTCATCAGATAGTCCAGCTTAGCCTGTGGCTCTCTGCCATATTCGGCTAACAGTTCCTGTCTGATTTTGTCCTTGAAGTCATCAGGGATGTCGGTCAGTTTGTCAGCATTGGCTTTTGCTTTTTCGGCAAGGTCGCTGAGCTGTGCTTTTAATCCGCTGATTTCTTTTAGGATTTTTTCGTCATTAACTTTTAGCATATTTTCCTCCTTTCTATAAATTCGCTTTAATGCGCTTTTACCATAATTCAATCACTCCATATCTGTTTAGGAAATAAAGAATAAGATAGATAATCAGGGCAATGATGCCTAGAATAAGGATAGAGAATGCAATTCCACGTGCGATATTGCCGAATGTCTTAATCTTTTCCAGTAAGCCGTTGATAGCTCCGAAGAATGAGCGGACAATGGCTATCGGAAGTTCGAAGACGCATTTATCCACGATGAAAAAAGGAAGTATCAGAATCAGCATGAAAACCATGAATGGCTTTTTCGCTGGTGCATCGATTCCGCCCCAGCCGAGAACTGATTTCCACTCATCGTAGAAGGCACTGTCTACCTTGGTCGTGGCTTCTATTTTTTCGGCGGTTTTCTTGGCAACATGGATATCCTTGTTGAGACTGGCTGACTGGTTGATCTGGTCTTTCTTGGTCTCGGAAATCTTGTCTATAAAGGTATCATCATTAAGTGCTTTCTGCGAACCCTCAAGTTCAACCAAATCTGTGGCATTCTCATCCATCGTCTTCGTGGAATCGTATTGGAACTTAGGCATATGGGGCTGGGGAGGGTCAGCTACTGCCGTATCGTCAGTCTTGGCTATATCATCAGTCTTGGCTGTTCTGCCATTCTTCCTTGCCTGTTCGGCTAATTCCTCAGCTCTTTTTTCCATTTCCTTCATTTCTCAGACCTCCCTTTAATCGTCGGCAATCTTTCTGAAACGAAGATACGACTTATAAGGGCCTTCCTGAAGGTAGTCTAGGTCTCCTCTGACATCCATGAGTGGATTGTCAATATGAGCTGACAGATTGTGAATGGCTCCGTAAGCAAATGTCATTCCACCCACATAAGCTTTGATTGTGCCGTAACCGCTGAACACGCCGAGGGAATAACAGGTCGTTATGGCGGAATAATCGCCTGTACCTCTAGCTAGGATTTCGCAGATATACGTGCCGTTTTCAAGAGCTGGTGAAATAGACACTAGGGCATCGGTATTTTTAGCGTAGTCGAACTGATATTCCCTCCAATCGCCCTTATCGAGCTTCTTTGCTAGCCCTTCCGTTGCGCTCTGGTTTGCTTTCGCCACTGCGGTATACACTCCACCGCTAGTTATTGGGTTGGTGCTGTTCTCGGTCGGGACTGAGTCAAAGGTGAGGGTATCCTGCTTCGAGGCTAACGAATCGTCAAGCCCCTTCCCATGCACGACTTCCCCCTCGTACGGCTGATAGGGGAGGGGAGCGGAGCCTTCGCTGAGCATTATATATGTTGAACCAGTATAAGGTTTTACCATTATTCCAACACTGGTTCTGCTTGTAAGTGTAAAAACACTATGTGAATCTATCGATTCTCCGTATGCTAAAGCCAGCAAATTATTATTTGAGTCAAAAAGATTTATACCAGCATTTGCACTACTACTTTTAATGATGGCTGATAACGTATAAGTTCCCGGTTCTAAATCGAATTTAAAATCCGAGTTAGAATAACTCCATATACGACTGTCGCTTGTTGCCGTAGATGTGTAAGAACCATCGGGATTAAGTGTTGCTGAATATAGCGAAGAATCACTGGGGATATTCGACCTATCAAAAGTATTGCATAGGTTGCTTGACCTGTCCGCCTCACTCTTCTTCCACTCCTCGATATAGGGCTGTCCTGTACGTGCGAAATACCTGTCAGAAAGAGTTTCAATGTTTCCATGAGATGATTCGCTCTGGGTTCCGTCATTGTTGTAGGTCGTCTTCCTCGTGACAGTGTATTTCTTGGTCGTTCCGTCATAGGTATAAGTATCGTACGCCCCTAAATGGAGCATATTGGCAACTGATTTGGAATCCAGCTTCTCGCTATCCGCTGAACTCGTGGCAATGTCCGAGCCAGTAAGAACTACCGAGCCCGTCTTGGAATTTACTGACTGGACTGGGACGGTTGGAATTGTAGGCTTATTCAAAATCACAGCATCCCCGCTGGTAGCGTTCCAATCGGCGTTGACGTTGACTTCTGCTCCACTGGCAATCGTTCCGAGCTTGGTATGCTCGGCATCGGTCATCAGGGAGCTTCCGGCGACTTTGTCGACCTTCTTGGCTAATTCGGCATAAGCTCCTCCTGAAGTGAACTTGTCAGTGCTATCCTTTGCCGGAATAGCGGTATCGGCGGTATTGACTACATTCCCTAATCCTATATCAGCCTTGTCTCCGCTGAATGCAACCGCCTTCAAGTCATTGATTATTTTTGCGATTTTCCCGAACGAAACGCTGATGGTTTCTCCGCTTGTGATATTTGTCCTTATTCCAGCCATCGTGAAAGTCTCGATGGTATTGCTGACAACGCCTCCCTCAGTCTTGACCCGACTAGCCAAATCATCGGCGATTGACTGGAACAGATCGTGGTTGAGAATTGTACCCACAATTGATACGGTTCCTGTTTCTGGGCTTAAATCGAATGTTCCCAGTATCGTCCCATCGCTGATATTGGTAAGTTTAAATCTATTGGGATACTGAACGACTCTGTCAATTACTGCATTCATATGTTTCTTTCCCCTCCTGAGTAGACCTGCCCTGAATAAGTCGCATCGGATTCTTTTGAAATCTTGAAATCTATGAAATCGGATAATATCTTCTCCAAGTCGTTGGCTTTCTCATAGTTGAAGTAATTGGCGGTCGGAATTGATGGAGTATCGTCAGCCGAATGCCATACTGACTTAATGGCGTTAATATTATTATATATTAAATTGTAATCCGATAGGGTAACGGAATCGCCTAAAGCCCATGTCTTCGTTGTGAGATTTAGATTAAGATAATCTGACATGACTTTAACGGCATTCTCAATCCTATTGACATCGGATATGTTCCAATAGCCTTTATCGGTTTTGTCGGCAACATCCTGAGCGGTTCTGTCAAATACCATCCCTGTGAGATAATCGTATCTGCTGACATATCCTGTCGCATTTTTATTCGCCATAGTCCTCGCCTCCCAATATCATTGACTCGTTGTCTGAATCCAAGCTGATTTCCACGCTTGAAACGACTATCGGATATTTGATTGCGGTTATCGTTTCCAACAGCTTAGCTGATAGGTCTACCTGAGTATCTAGCGAATAGGAATAATTGGAAGCTGAATGCGCCAATTGGAAATCGCAGACTGATTTAGCCATAGTCGCATCGGCTATCAGGGTATTGTCGATTTCCTTGACGTGGGAATCGATATATCCCGAACTGACATCTGCGGTTGACTTGTTGTATTGTTTTCCGACAATCGTAATCCATCCAGTCTCACCAGCAGTTCCAGTGAATGCTATGACGGCATTCTCCGAGCCTAGCTTCTGACTCGATATTGTGATATTCGTGGAGCATGAGACTGAGGTTGCTTCAGCAGGTGAGCTTGAATAACTGGCGGTTATCGTTTGGGTTTCGCCAGTCAAGAGAATATCCTGATTTTCACTCAATCCAGTGGTCGTGGATGATTTTGAAAACTGATACTGCTTGACTGTTACTCCCAATATCTTGTCCTCGTTTGAAATATCAAGGCTGTCCTCTAGGATATCATCCCTAGTCAAATCCGTTCCAGCGGTTGTAGCGAACGGAACTATTGATATGCTTCCATCCTGAACGATGATGTTGCAGTTACCAGCCTCGGCTATCATTCTAAGAGCTTCACGATGAGAAACGGCTCCGATATATCCTTTGCTTGTGATATTTTTCAGACTTTCATCGCATATGATGTCTATGTTCGCATCATCAGCTACTTCCATAGCCCAGTCGTAGAGTGAACGACCGCTGGAGTAGATTTTTCCAATGTTGAAAGTGGTATCATTAAGATAGTAGAGTCTGTCATAGCAGGTTAGATTTATCACTTTTCCCTCATCTTCTACTTCAGTGCTATCCACGATATATTCGTTGAATAGCTTTGACCCGAAATAGACCGATACTCTCATTCCCGACTGGAGACCGACTGGCAAATCCTTAATTGTCTTGATGTCGAAAAGACCGACATTGAAGAAACTGATATCGCATTCAGCCGAATCGGTGTTGTCGTTCTTTATTGAGACAGCCTTGGTAGCATCTACCGAGACCAGATTGTCGTTATCGAAATCAAATGAAATTCCGAAAACTACCGAGCCTATCCTAGCCCTCTGATAAGGCTTGGAAATCTTGGTTACTGATATTCTAATCTTATCCCACTGGAGAACCGAAACTATCTTTTTGAATTCTAAATCGGTATTTCCAGTGACCGAGATGGTATCGATTAAAGTCGTTTCCTTATAGAATTCGACTTTGAAATCGACTATCAATGTCTGAAAATTGAAAATAAATCCATATAGGTCGTGGGTATCGGTGAAATCAAATTCCACAAATTCGGACAAAGCTCCGTCTGCATCGGAAAGGTTCTCACTCTCCCATCCGACATCATATGCCTGTGGCTGATTGCTATCAGGGAAAATAAAACTCCCATCTAGCAATGTCCTATTGCTTTCGAGATAGACTAAGTCATTCTTGCTCTCACGAGTTAATATATTCGAACCCTGAGAATAAACGGTCTTGCTCGAAAAGGAATAGGTCTTGCTGTCCTCGGAAATAGTCTGGTCGATTAATCCGTAGATAACCTTGCAGTCAATCATTTAATCAAGTCAACTGCGGTCAATAGAATGACCCAGTTGCTCCATATCCATCCCAGCGATGAATTATAGGTGAACCGTTTCTGAGTATCATCAATGGTAATTGTGACATTGCCCTCGAATGTTCCTGATGGGGTGGTAATCGTAGCGGAAACGTATCCATTGGCTCTCTGTTGGTCTAAAAGCGAATAAAGACTGTCAATCTGCTTCTGAGTGAGATAAGCATAAGTAGCGGTGAAAGTCATTCGCTTTCCCTTGTAGATTTCCCTCAGCTTACCGCTTATCATTTTTCTTTCGACATATTCTTCCTCGTAATTGAATTCAGGATTAGGAGCGAGTGTATTAAGCTCGAAATCTATTCCGCCCAAATTAATCATATGAGCCTACCTTTCTAAGAGACTTGTATCCCTTTTGCTTCATCGCCGTATCGACTACTTTGTAAGTGTAGTTTTTGAAATCCTTATCTCCAATCTGAACATAGACTTTTATATCGCCTGTAGAACGCACAGAACCCCTCTGAGAAACCGCACCTCCGATTCCGTTGACTAATGTTTCCATACCATCAACTCCGCCCAATGCTGAGTATTTTTCATTTTGCTTTCTGGTAAGAACACGCTCACCGTAATCCAAGTATGCCGGATAGAAATCCTTCGGAACGAAGTCCTCTCCTTTCTGCAATCGTGGAATAAGTGGAATATTTATTCCGAAATGTGCGCCTCCCATCCAGTCAGGCATTGTGAACGAAATCTTGTTGAGACCTCTGATTAGAGCATTTATTCCGTCAATGAAGAAGTTGCAGAACGCCTTGAATCCTGCTGTAAGCCCATCCCAGATTTTGGAAAATATATTTGTAATATTTGAACCGAGGTTTTGGAAAAAATCCACAAGAGATTGGAACCAGCCCTTCACCGCCTCGACTGCGGTCTTCATCCAATGCAGCCAACCCGAATTGTACTGCTCTGTGAAATAAGCTTCGACAGAATCCCAATTCTTGACCAAGGTGACAATTCCAGTGACCAAACCAGCGATTGCTATGACGATTAATGATATGGCAGTTACGACAGGAATCTTATCCATAGCCCATAAGGTGGCTGTTATGGTGAGAAGCAAGGTATTTATATAAATAAGAATTCCTCCGACTACTGCCTTATTCTCACTCATCCATTTTACAGCCGATGACATCCATCCAGCGACAGCCTGTAATGCAGGATAGAACCCTGAAAGTATCTCTGATCCGAATCCCTTAATCTGAGTCCAAAGGCTTCCGAATGCAGTCTGAACGGAAGTTGCTCCATTGACAGTATCATCGGACATGACTACACCGAGAGACTCATAGTATTCCTTTAGGGCTTCGACCGAATCGCTGTTATTGGAAAGGATAGGAGTAAGAACCGATGCGATATCGTCACCGAAAAGGTCTTGGATAATCTTGGTCTTCTCAGTTCCGTCAGCCATATTCTGAAGAGCGGTTACGATTTTCTCGAAAGCCTGTTCAGGCGAAAGACCTGCGAAATCTGAATAGGTCAGTCCAAGCTCGGATAATTTAGCCGTGGCATCTCCCTCTCCCTCGGATGCTTGGTCTAGAAGGTCATTCATTGCGGAGAAAGCTGAATTGAGGTCATCGGTGTCTCCGCCCACTCCCTGAACGATAGCAGACCAAAGCTGATAATCTTCAGCTGATATCCCTATCTTCTTGGAGTTGTCGGAAATGGTCTTATTGTAGGTCAGCAAAGCCTTGGTAGCCTTGACCACAGAGGCAACCATAACTACGATGATACGAATCAGCTTGAGCCATGACTGCTTCATCGCCTTATTGGAATTGACGCTTTGCTTTTCAAGCTTCTTAGTGTCTTTCTTGGCATCATCGATTCCTTTGGTGAAGTCTGACGACTCTAAGGTGAGAGTTGCTATCAGTGTGAAAATATTCATTTGCTTCCTCCTATCTTTAGCCCATGCTTTCTGAAAGTATCTGCTATGATTTCATCGCCTGTCCTAGTGTCGAAATCGTTCTTATAGAACATTTTCCTAAGCTCGGAGAAGTCCTTGCCGTTCTCGATATGCTGATTTGAAGCTATCGTAAGAAGTAGCTTTGAATCGTAATCCCTGTGAGTGACTTCAAGGACAAGCTGGTTAGTCTTATGCTTTAGATATGTCATGAGTGATTTCTCACCAGCCCACATTCCCAGCTGACCTATCCACTCGATTATCTGCCCTGACGCTTCCTGATAGTTCCGCTCAGCTATTTCTGCGACTGAGAGGTGGATTGAAAAAAATCGGTAAAGGTCTTGTCCTCGGTCATTTGCTTAATCTGATTATTAAAATCAGCCATAGGCTCATTCTCGATTTCCTCTGCGGTCTTGCCGAAATAGACACCGATTAATTCATAGAATTCATCATATTTCACAAAATATGGAAGCAATCGGAAAACCGCTGAATAGCTTTGAAGCTTTCCCTTTGACTTCCTAATCATCTCCACGCATTCGCTGTCGCCCTTAATCTTATCAAGCAGGTCAGCGATTATAGGCGAATATTTTGCGAACTTCTCTAACTGTGATTTAGCTCCCATACTGGTTTTCCTTTTAAATAAAGGTGTCTTTTAAAGGCAAGACACCTAGCCTTTATCGATAGATTTCAAACGGAGCGGTCTTGAGGTCGGAAGCATCGTAGTGACCGATAAGGGACAATGAGTATGAACCCTCGCCCTTATTGGTAATCGTGAAGTTGAGGCCTCCTGTGTTAAGAGCATTCTTAATCTTGATTACAATCTGCTTCCCGTCTCCAGTATCGCCAATCCAGTAGATGTCTTTATAATCGACATCGGAAATTTCCGAAGTGCATTTAAAAGTAGTTACATCGGAAACGGTCGTGGCAGTAGCTCCACCGCCCAAAGCAAGAAGAATATCATCCTTTTTAAATTCGATTAAAGTCGTATTCAAAGTGACAACCCAGTCATCGATTACTCTCATTCCCTTGACATTTGCGGGAATTCCATCGGCATCAATGGTTCTCTCAGTAGGAACTGCGGTGAATGAACCGCCTCCCTTGGTGGCTCCAATGATATCGGTCGGAGAAATAGTTCCGCCCTGAGTATAGGAAGTAGTCAGAACACCAGCACCAAGCTGAATATTCTGCTTCGTATCGGCTGTAAATCCTGTGAGCATTTTAAGCCCTCCTTACTAGATATTCAAATTAGTAACAACTACATTTACAAGAACTGCCCTTATCGTTTCCGTATCGTCTAGCCTATTCTGAACGAATGGGGTTCCTTTCGAGACATATAGCTTAGTATCTTCATTTGTGATGATGACTCCTTGGTCTCCCAGTAGTCTTGAGAGCTTATCCGCATATCCGTATGCCTCGGAATAGGAAGAATCGTTTCTAGTCCATATAGTCAGCGACTGCGAACTGCTCTCATTAGTTGGAGCCTCAGTATAGTTGAGTGAGATATAAGGCAGTGATGCGGAAGAGGATACTGGCTCCTGATAGGAAGTCAGGACATTGCTGTTAAGCCATTTTATCAAGGTCTTTGCTCCGTCCGTCATTTAGATTCCCTCCACTACTGCATCACTCGGAAGTTCATATGATTTGCAAGTCCATTGAATGATATTGGACAAATCGCCCTGACCTTTCAATGAGAAAGAATCAATCAATGCGAATTTTCCATCGCCTTCGGACTCGATTATCATTCCTTTGTCGATATTGAGTTTTCCGATATTGGCGGTTGTTGTCATAAGAGTGAATACTTCAGAAATGCCTAATTGAGATGCGATTGTTCTCTCAGCTGTGGAGGCTCTTTGAAGCAGACCCTTGAAAGTTCCGAGATAAACATATCTCGTTACGAAACCGCCCAAATCATCAGCGGTCTCTTCTTTCTTGATCAGCTCCAAATCCACAAAGTAGTCAGTTACCATATCCGCCTCCCTAGAGTTTCTCGCCTCTCAGTATCGCCTTGACTCCTTCCTCGGTTTCAGGAAGCGATTGCTCGATTCCATTCTTGAGAAAGTATCTTCCAGCCACGATTGTCCCTTTCTTCGTCATATATCCCAATTCAACCGCCTGAGCATAATCCACATTCGTTCCCACGATGACAGTATTGGCAGTCGATGGTGTCCCAACTAAGGCATCAGTGGCAAGACTGTCGGCAGTAGCCTGAGCATTTAGACCAGACTGGAAAATAGCGGTTGAGAACGATATTGAGCCTCTTAATCGTCCTGTATCGACTATATCCCTGCCTGTGAAATCAGGCATTGACATATATTCAGTAACGTATCTGACCGCATTCGTACCCATCAGCATCAGTGCCTGAGCGGTTGCCTTCTTCAGCTGGGCATCGACAAGTTCGGTATTGTCCTTTATTGAAAAAGAATAGGATATGTTCTTCTTGTCATCAGCCATATCTAATCCTCGCTTAATTCATCAATGAAATGGTATCTTCCCATATGGGGCTTATAGTAAGGTTCTAGAATGTCTCCGAACTTCTCATAGGCTTTGTCGCTTGAATAGGTGACTGAATAGTTCGGAATTGACTCGGATGCAACTCCATTCTGCAACTTTCCTTCATAATCGTTCAGCTTAGAGACACAGTCAGACACAGACTTAGGAACCGCAAGGCTCACGATATAGCCGTTGAAAGTCTCATCGGCTAAAGTCCCATCGATTGTCATAACCCCTGCGGAAAAGCTAAGAACCTTATAGACTCCGTCATTTAAAAGGGAGTCCATGATTCTGACATACTGACCAGCCTTATAGGTCTTTGAGACTGCAATCGTGTTGGCTGAAATCGAAAAATCTCCCAACTCGAAATCACGCTCGAAATAGTTGCCTAAATGTTCAAGAACATCGGTCAGTGTCATATCGTGGACTCCTTTCCCCTAATTGATTAGGCAGTATAATTGCAGGTCAAGACACCGACAATCTCGGGTCTGGTAACCTTAGCGCCATAGACGTGGAGACCCTTGACGGCATCCTTGAATCCGTTCTGAGGTCTGTATGCTTCGGTCTTGCTGATTTGGTCAGCATAAGTGGCAGACATGGAAGTAGAGGCGATAATCTTATATTTGGCGGAACTGGTATTCGGGACATTGTTGGATTCATAAATGGTGAAACCAGCACCACGACCGACACTGGCGGAAGCAATGACAGCATCGCCTGTCTGAGTGGCGTGAATGAATCTATCGTCCTTTAATAGGAAGCCATAGAAATCAGGATCAACTACAACCCATCTTCCGTTCTTCGGGCATTTAGCCTTATCGAGAGCAACGCTTAATTCGACTAATTCGTCATAGGCGTTGTCCTTAGTGATGACAATAGGGGTGGTATCAGAACCGACCTTGGCAGTTCCAGCCTTTAAAAGACTGGCAACATACTTATCGGCATTCTCAGCCAATCCCTGAGCGGAATCAGCCATAGACGTATTGATGGCATCACCAGCAATCTGAGCCTTATCGACATCATCGATTGCGAAATTGAAATAATCGCTTTGGTCAATCAATAAAGTCTGATCGGTGGTCGTCAAGTCTTCAGGAGCATCGATATCGGTGTTCTTAGTGTATTTCTTGACCGTGACGTGACCGATTGAATTGATATGGACGGTATCGCCCTGTCCAGAGATGTCGCCTTCATAATCACGATTCAAAAGATTTGCATAGACCAAATCATTGTTGAGATTTGCCAAAAGTCTTGCATCCCATACCTGCGGAATAAAACTAGAAACTGACATATTTTTTTACCTCGTTATTTTCCAGCGTTTTCTTTCAGGCTTTCCTTGACCTCGCTCCAATGCTGATTGATTTGCTCTGGTGTCATAGATTTCATCTGCTCGGCAGTGAAATGAGTGACGGCTTGGTTGCCTGTGGGAGCATTTGCTGGAACAGCTCCCTTATTCTGAACGGATGTGAACAGGTCGGGGTTTTCGCTCTTTAGCGTTCCCATCAGCTTGTCCCCATCTTTTAAGTTTCCCTTATCATCGAATTCGACTTTGGATAAGTCCACGCTCCTGGCTAGAAGATTAATTACTTTTGGATTGCAGTTTCCAGACTTTAGAAGCCCTTCGATTGCTCCCAATTTCTTATCCCTAGCCTGACTGGCTTCGGTATCGGCTTTGAACTTCACGAGACTGTCATAGTCCTTGAATTTTCCCAGCCCTGCCTGTGCCTCGCTCAGCTCGGAACTCACCGCATCGAAATCGGACTTGGAAACATACTGGCTCATATCGACTTTCTTGGCTTCGGTGATTTCAGCGTTATGCTCGTTGAGAACCTTGTCGATGGCTACCTTAATCTTGGCGTCATCGGTCACACCAGCCTCGGATAGAACGGCTTTAATCTCATCTCTTGTCATAGTTTAACGACCTCCCTTGTTTAACGTGGCAGTCACGCCACAGGTTAGCCCTATTTTAACGCTGTGGGCTTCCAGCATATTAATACCTTACCTTACCTAATCAGCTTTATTATAACGCTTTTTAAGCGGTATAAACAATACTCTACTTTAGGATTGTCACCATCGTGCATCGGCAGTTGATGACGTTCTCGGCTGACGCTCCCAGCGAACTGTCGCCCGGATACATCATCTTCTCGCCTCCCACGATGAACGGCTCGTCCTGCAATACAATCTGACCGTCCGCCTTGGAATGCGAATCCCTAGTCCTAGAGTCCTTGGTAGCTATCCATTTCTTGTAGACCTTGAACCCTAGCTCCTTGGCTTCCTCGCCGACATTATATCTTCCCCTTGCCTCCACCTGTGTGGTTTCGGTTCGGGCTATCCTAATCGAATCGGATAGATTGCTTTCATAGACCGACCTTATCCTTTTGGCTATCCCGTTTATCGAGTCGCCTTGGACTATCCCATTCACCAGCTGATTGGTAAGCCTGTTCCTGATAAGAGCCGAATCCTTTATATTGTCAATTGCCAACATCTGGAATGGAGAGACATCTTTGGCAAGTATCGACTTTATCGCTTCCTTGTTGATTAAAGGAACGACACCGCCCAGCTTACCAGCATTCCAGTTGAAGTTAGTCTGATAGACATTGACCATCTTCCCATTAATCATCTTCACGCTATCGGAGTTGACCGATTTGAGCGACTCGGTGAGCTGATTTTCAAGAGTCTCAAGCCGTTCATATTTTCTTGCCTCGGCATAAAGCTCGGATGCGGTCATGTTCTTGCTCAGGTTCATCTTGGAAAGTATCTCCCTCATCTCCTTGGCTATCTCGTTATAGGAATCCTGATAGTATTTCTTCAGTTCCTTTTCCATCTCGGCTATCTGTGCATCAGTCCAGACATGAGCTTTATCTGCCATATTTATTTGCCTTCAGCGGTGGCATTTGATGCAGTCGGGCTATTATTACCGCCCTTATCGTCATTAGCGTTCTCAGCGGGATTAACGGCATTTTCTGATGTGTTGACATCGCTTTCCGTCATATCGGTTAAGGAATACTTTGCAGATTGCTCCTCGGCTATCTTCCTTTTCTCATCATCGACATTGGAAATATAGTCAGCCCTCTTCAGCAAGGCAAGATAGCTGTCCTGTGAGATATTAGGCTGTATCTTCTGAGCGTTGTCGATGATTTCGGTCTGGTTGTCCACAAGAAGCCAAGTGAATGAAATATCCCCAGTGTAGTCAGTGGAATTGTACTCGTTGTAGAGTCCCATGACTTTCTGACAGGCATTGTAGACATCCCATTCGAAGTCGGATACCCTCTGCCTCAGCTTCATCGTGACTGCCTTTATTGCCACATTTGTCACGCTGGAACCAGTCAAATCCTTTGGGTCAACGACTCCAGTCTCATCAGCTATCTCGGTCTTCATCCTATCACAGAAAGTAGACCTTGCCTGAACTGGTATCTCGAACTGGTGAGGCTCGACATCGCTACCATCGCCTCCAGCTACTATCTTGTGGGTTCGGCTGACATCTGACATAAATTCCTCGAACACATCGGTATTGACATCTCCACCCGATTTGATTACCCAGTAGACATCGGAAAAATCCTGAATGTTGTTTGCAAATCCCGAATTCACGATATCGATGATATCAATCTTAGCCCTAAGAGTAGGAGTCAGGTCACTGGTTCTCCCATCGTTGTTGTCAAGCTCGACTAAAGGAATTCTAGATGTCGGAACTACTTCCGCACGGATACCCTCGAAATCGCTCATAACCATCTCACGATACGGAACGATGGGAGCAATCTGAGTGAAATCGCTTCCAGCCTTCCCTGAACGATACTTTGTCATTCCATCTTCAGTATAGACTTCGGCATATTCCACCGAATCACTGTTGGTCATCGTGCTGACTTTCCAGTATCGGATGAAAGCCCTGATAACCGAGGTGTCCTCATCATCACGGAAAGCAATGCAGTTGACTGGATTGAAAACCGAAATCTGATTGTCCTCGGAATAGAACATCCATCCGACTCCACAGCAGGAGGAATAGGTGGCAGTCTTCTTCAATGCGAAACCCAGTCTCTTGGTGAACTCATCATCATCAAAGCCTTCGATAATTGGAGGCTCATTCAATAAAGTCGAAACCTTTTGGGAAACGACATCGTGGAACTTGTCGAACCCGATTCGGTTCTGTGCGACATACGGATTCACCTTCATGGACTTGCTCTTGTCAGACCAGAACATTCTGGTGATGTTCCTAATCGTGACATTGTTTCCGTTGAAATAATCGACTCCGTCAGCCATAGCCATCCGCTCTGAGCTTCCTTCCCACGAATTGATTAGAGACCTAATCTTCTTGGCGGAGAAATCCGCTCCGAAATCCTGCTGATAACTTGCCATTGTCCTATCCCCCTCTAGAAGAAGAACTTACTCTTCTCGGTAAACTCATCTTCGTAAACTGCTGTCGAGCAATCAGGAGCATCATCATGCTCGTTCTTCCCTGTGCGATGATATGACTTCATCGCGATATAGTAGTCATGGAACCTTACCTTCCAGTCGCTGGGATAGATGAATGTGTTCTTTATTCCAGTCGAATTGGTTAAGATACGGCTCTGCTTGTTCATTGTAGTCGGCTTCCACACGAATGATGTCTTAGTGTTGCCCAGCTTCCTAGTATCCTCCTCAACATTCCTTGCAAATCCCTTTCCGCCGTTGTTGGATTCTGTCGTATCGACATTGACTCCAAAGTCAAAATCAATCTTGGCGCATTTGTTTTCCGTGACTTCCATCGGCTCCTTGCTCATATAGATATCGATTATGTAGACAAAGTTGCCGACTTTCGAATAAACTATTTTCACAAGCGAGTCGCTACCCTCATCGGCAGTATCGGTTCTCGACTTGATATATTCGAACCTATCCCTGATAGTCCCATCAGGCATAGTCTCATATCGCTCATTAGGTTCATAGGTTCGGAACTCATCGACTGGATAAAGGCTGTCAATCGACTCGATGACCTTGTTGTTGTAGTTGGTCTCGAATATCATCGGGTCTAATGTCTGCCTCTTGTTTTCGTATTCACGCTTATTCAATATCGAGCTATCCAGCATCGTCCCATCATCGTTCATGGCGTTAAATTTGAGAACCTTGACCTTGACCCCTATCGACTCGAAATGCCTCTTAGCCCTGTGAGGCAAATCATCATCGCTCCACTGGGTCATGAACATCATTATTTTTCTCTTGCCCTCAAGCCTGGAATACATCGTGTTCGTGAACCACTGCCAATGGCTCTCCAATATCACAGGATTGAATGCCTCATATGCGGACTTGATTAAGTCATCGATTATGATGAAATCAGCTCCGAAACCTGTAGCCGTCCCAGTAGGCGAAGTCGCAAGATAGTTGTACTGGTCGTTTCCCTCCAAACTCCACAGGTTCATCGCTCCATCTCCATACTTAATTCTAGTCTTTGGGAATATGCCAGCATACTTCCCTCGGCTCTCCATTATCGCATTCCTGACCTGCTTTGAGAATATCGTTGACAAGGTCTCGTTGTATGAGCCAGTCATGACCTTGTAGTGATTGTTCCGACCGAGCAACCATTCAACAAACAGACAGGACGTTCTCGATTTTCCGAAGCGAGGCGGAGCATTCACTATCAATAAATCCGTGTCATCGTTCTCGAATGCCTCCAGCTCGTTGCAGATAGTCTTGAGATATTCCCTTTTCTCAGTGTAGAAATCGGAAGCCATGAAATTGCAGTACCACCAAAAATGACGCCTTGCCATTTCCTGTCTTGCGCCTTTTGCGATTGCGTTCAGATTGACTCCGAGCTGTTGGGAACGATACCACAGCTTGATATATTCGTTGTTCGCCTTATGCTTGACTTTTGGCAATCCAAAAGCAGTGAGCTGGCCAGGCGGTAAGCTCTCCAGCTTTTCCATCTTCGTGATATGGGATTTACTTTTTTGCAATTCCGTCTCCATGAATCAGCTTCTTTAAATCCGCTTCGGACAGATCGCCATAAGGGTTATTGACTTCGGCATTGACATTGACATCCTGCCTATCAGACCAGCCATAATTGTTCTTGAACGAAAAAATCATAAATGCTGTGTTGTATTTTCCAGTCATTGTTTTCTCTTCGTTTTCGGCTTGAATTCTATCTTTTGCTTTTTTTATAGTGTCATAAAATTCTGGTCTTGCTTGGTTATCACAAATCTGCTGTCTGTCGCAGTCCAGATACACCGCCATTCCAGTAATCGTGTAAGGCTTGTTGTTGGCATCAGCCCATTCGAAATATCCGTCAATTTTCTTCTGAAGCTCTTCGGCTGACTTGAATTTAAGCGGTCTTCCCCTTTTACCCATATTCACCCCCCTAGAAACGCATTTAAACGGCTATTGCAGCGTTGCTTTTAACTATTATAGCAAATTATACGCAAAATTAAAAGCGTTTAAATTGGATAGGTTTACGTGCGGTTGCCTTAACGCTTGATTTTGCTCGGCTTCCTCACAATCCTGTAGGCTCCGCAGTCTTGGCATACCTCGACGATCATCACGCTGGGCTTGAGACCCAGCCATGAAGTCAGGAATGACGTCACTGGGATAGCCTGATAGACCGTATGCTCATGTCGGCATTCGGATTGAATTCTTCTGTCATCGTTCATAATCGTTCTCCTTTATTTAATTTTTACGTAAACGATAAATTATGTTATTCATATAGTATGGGTAGTTTTCGGCGTTTTTGGCAAAGTATTCTATATATTTTTTCCTTATGTAAAGTTATAGAAAAACAAGGAAAACTACCTTAACTATCTAGAAGTGCCATTTTTTTTAAAAAAGTGGCGAAAAAATGCTTGAAACTATGGGTTACATTTGCTTAATTGTGTTAATTTCAAGGTTTCTTTAAGAAAATTATTAAGCAATATTTAATTGATAGTTTAATGAAAGTTTAATAATAACTAAATAATTGTTTAAAAATTGAGCATTTCCTTAATATATTTTTATGTATTTTAATGTATTCTAGTAAATTTTAATGTATTTCGATTTACAAAGTACAATATTTGTTAAGAAATAGCTGCTTTATAGGAACTGGATTGCTATTGGGAATCAAGATTTTTCCAGTTCCTCCCTTGTGAACGCTCGTATAACATTCATTATTGTTGTTTTACTAACCTTGTATTTTTCAGCAATTTTTCTTGATGATAATCTATTTTTATATAAACGAATTATTTCTAATTGTTGTTCTTTGGAAAGACAAATTATACCTTTCTTTTTATGCTCGTTTTGATTATTTTCTTTACGACTAATGAATCTACAATTTTCTGGGCAATAACCTTTATTATTATCGATTCTATCTATCGTTTGTTCGTTTGCAGTTTTCAAATAATCATATCCATTTTCTAATGCCCATTCTTTGAACTTATTAAAATCATTTCGCCAATCATCACACATTACTATTCCTTTTTCAATGTAAGTATGGTTATGGTTATCTTTTCTTAAAGTAGTTGTTCTTTGGATAATTCCACGATACAAACGATATAATCTATCATTTTTACAACTTATAGCATATTTTCTATACTTTATACTTTTGTCTTTTTTACATTCATAAGAATAACAACCACAAGATTTTGTATGACCGCTAATAAGATTTCTTGAAGTTATAATCGCAGTATTACCACATTCACATAAACATTCCCATAATGCATAACCATATTTATTTGTTCCTACATTTTTAATTACTTTTAATCTGCCAAATGTTAAATTAGTTAAATCTTTTTTCATATACAACTCCTTTTTAGTTATACATATATTTTACCACTAATTCATTACTTTTCAAGTGTTTGCTTGTCCAACGCCCACGTCTTGCCGTAATCGCTGAACGGATAGAATTCATCATCAGCATCATATTCGCTTGTGTAAACACCTCCATTCTCAATATCAATATGGTAAAAAATTCCATAATCATTATCTATTGTGAAGATTGTTCTAGCCGTCAGCAGCTTAATCAGGTCTACTCCTAAATCTTCCTCAATGTCTTCCAGCTTTGACAGCTTGTTATAGACGTGATACATATTTGCTATATCGGTGGAAGTCTGAATTGCATCCACAGGCGTAACGCCTTTCTTAGTCAGTCTTGTCATTTGCATTTCTCCTTTATTGGCTCAAACCCTGAGCAGTATTCCTCGTCGATATTCTCTATCAGCTTTTTCTCCCCTCCGCCGTGCTCTCCGTAGAAGTTATAGAGTTTCCACGGCTTCATGCAGACGGCTATGCTTCTGTCAGCTATCTGTATCGTCAGAAGGCAATCGCAGTCCTTGCAGTAGCCCTTTATGGTCGGCAGTCTGTCATTCATTTTTGTTCCCCTTTATTTTCATTTCTTATCCTCCAGCAATGAGAAGTCAGTGAATATGGAAGTCTGCCCTTTTAGGTCTATCCCGTTCAGCCTGTCCTGCGCTATCTTGAAATAGCCTTCGTCTTTCTCTATGCCTACGAAATCCCTTCCGCAGTTTCGGCAGGCGACCCCAGTGCTTCCGCTTCCCATCGTGAAATCGAGAATTCTATCTCCTTCGTTGGAGAATGTCTTTATAAGATCTTCCAAAAGCGAAACAGGTTTTTGCGTCGGATGGCTGCCATCGGAGTCTTTCGGATAATAGAGGACATTCGATTTTGATTTCTTCCCTTCCCAAAGATTGAATCTGCTTTCGCTTGCCTTGTTTATTCTCTTCAACTCTCCGTAAGTCATGAAACCGTCCATTTTGTCTATTCCGAAAATGGTGATAAGCCTTTGATAGGTTTCCTCTTTGCAGAGGCAGAATTGCGAAGAACCTACTCTAGAGCAATGATTCATATCTCCCCCAAATTCATTTTTTGCCTTTTGTTTCCCTACATAGAAGCAATGCTCTGCAGTCCTATCTCCAAGTTTGTCGTTTATTCGCTTGCATGATTCTGCTCCGATGAAATCAAGTACTTTTTTGAAATAGAGCCTAAGCGGGTTAAGCAATTCGGTGTCATGCACTTTTTGGAATATCAAAATTTCCTCGTAATATGAAACCATTGCCGATTTAGACATAAGAATATTAGCCGGAACGTTTTTAATCCAAATAGCCTTATAACAAAACGGAAGATCATTAATCTGTTTATTTATCAATTCCGTTGTGTATGGCTCTTGCGAGAAAAGGATGAGTTTCCCATTGACTCTTAAAAGTCTAACGCAAGAATTGAATATGTCTTTCGGTTCTAAAACTGTGTCCCAATCCGTTTTTTTGCCTTTCCAGCCGTCAAGTTTCAGTCCTTTAATCGTTCCGTAAGGCGGGTCTGTCAAAATCAAATCAAAAGAACTGCTTTCGAGTTTCCCCATTTCCTCAAAACAATCACCGCGAATCAGTTTATAAGTCATTTTTGCTCCCCATATATGGCATTCCGAAATTCATTTTATCTAATCAATCCCCTTTTCTGTCCTTTATCTCATTGAGCCTCTTTATGAGTGGCTTTGCCTGTGTCCGGTAGCCTTTTGCGAGACACTTCCTTATCTGCGCCTGAAGCCTTTGGATTTCGTCTGCGTTTTTTCCAATTGCTGTATCCATATCTCTTGTCCTTCCTTTTCTCCCACTCCTTCAAGCGTGGCATTGGTCATAGTATCTAGACTTTAAGAATTCGATAAATCCATCGTCTTCGTATATATCTTCCTCAAGGTCATAATCTGATATGATATCGTGTGCGGTGTCCTTGTCAATTCCGTAGAATTCCGAGAAGTAATCGGTGAAATCGTCTTCATCGATATCAACTTCATAATCTCCGTCATTCTCCCATTCGAGTGTGATGCTCATATATTCTGATATGTTTCTCCTTTCAGTTCATATGATTTGACTGGCGAGTCGAACAGATTGGTGCATATCTTCATATAGTATCTGATGAAATTCTTGTCATCCATGATATCGATAGTATGAATTTCGCCGTTCTCCAAGTGAAGATATATTCTTGTAGTTCTTTTAATGCTCCTATTTCCTGTTTTCCTATTTCCTGTTTTCATTTTTTCTCTTCCTGATTAAGTAATACCAGCTTTTCTTTCTCCTGATTATTTCGGCACCTGTAAGGATAGATGCGAGTTGCTCAGATTTTCTGTTTACCATCTAGCCATTCCTCAAGCAGGGATATGAATCTATCCAAAGGTATGGAAGGGTTTGGGACAGCCTGTTGGTATCCACGCCCTAGAAAGCCCTTAAACCCCGTCCAGTCGCTTAGTTCCTCGTAGGTGGGTATTTTATCCGTCCCAGTGCCTGTCCTAGCGGATTTCTTCATATAGCAAGTCCTGTATGATAAAGGTGGTTCCGTTTCCGCCAATGACAAGATAGCAGGAGCAGTCCGAAAGCCCAGTCATTCTGCCATCGATTACTCCAAGTGGCTCGATGTCGCAGTGGGATAGAGTGATGAGTTCGCCTTTGGAAACGATTGAGCCTCCCTCCTTAATCCTGTCCTGACTGTGATAGTAGTCGTCATCTAGATACATGGCTTTTCGGACAAGCAGGTCTACTTTTCCATCGTGGGTTACCTGATTGGCGAATGTATCGAAATTAATTAATGCTGACATATTTTACTTTTCCTCCATTATTATAAAGATAGTTTTAATTTTCTTTTCTGCGATATACTCGACAATTTCTTCGTGCCACATATAATCTTTAAACGTTATCTGTTCACCCTTTTTGTTGAAATAACCTCTAATTCTATAATCAGGATACATAACACTTAATTTTGCTGGTGTTAACATTTACTTGTCCTCCTTTTAGAACTGAGCGACTTTCTCGATAATCTCAGCGAATTCGTTTCCAGTGATAAGCTCATCTTCATCAAGTCCATCTCCGAGCTGGATTGCACGATTGAACTTGTTTCTAAGGATTTCAGTCTTTCTTTCATCGGTGATGTTGTTCTTTGCTAGAACGGCTCCGATAGTTAGAAGCGAAAGTTCCTTGTTATTGTGTCCAATCATATCTTCGATGCTCATATCAAGGCTAACTCCAGCCTTGTCCATCATTCCTTCAACAGCCTTCTTCATTTCATTGATTGTTCTCATATTTCTAAGCCTTTCCGTTAGCGTCATTGGGTTACTGCCCTGTTGCTAACTTTGTACAATACTAATATAAACCTTTTAAAATAAAAATGCAATACTTTTTTAATAAATATTTAATTGATTGCAAAAAAGCCCTATTGCTAGGGCACTTGCGATATTAAAATTATTTTATAAGTTTTAGAAAATCTTCGACCGAATAGCATACTCCAGCCTTGCCTCCCAGCGACTTAATCCTGTCGATAAAGTTAATCTGCTGTGGCGTTGGCTTCCTAGGGTGTATCTTGGATTCCACGAATACATACTGACCGCTCGGCATCAGGAACAGCATATCGCTCGTTCCCTCAGGGCAAAGCTGGATAGGTCGTGGGTCAATAATAGCGTGGTGTCCTGTCGAAGTGGTTACCATTTTCCCGTTCCACGCCTTGCCCGAATTCAGTCTCAGACACACGAATCCAAGACGACCAGCTTCCAGCATAATATTGTTCTTGAGAATATCTTCAGGCGTCATTTTCTTTTCCTCCCGTTCATTACGAAATTAGCCCAAGCCCAGGGATTCCTATATCCCCGTTCCTTTCCGACCTTGATAAGTTCCTCCAGCGACTTGGCTCTTCCCTGTCTTATCCTATCGTCTTTCTTCTTGATATCGGTTATCCGCTCCAGCTCGGCTTTCTTATCGTCCTCAATCTCTTTCTTCGTTTTTCCGTTGTCGTGATTGCAGTATGGGCATATGCGACCGACTGAAGCTGGATAGGCTCGATAGCAATTCGTGCATATCCTGACTAGAACATCAGGCTCCCTAGACCTGTTGGGTGTTCTGACATCTGATGTCAGGCTCCATTCGTGGGATTCGGTCGGCATTCCGTGGGCGAAGCAATTCCCTACGTAGTCGATTATCACAGCTCTCTTGCCCTCCCTAGGAGTAAGGCATCTGTTCGATTGCTGGATATAGAGAGTAAGCGACTGTGTAGGTCTCAAGAGCAGACAGCAGTCGGCTTC